GTTTCGATCCACGCTTCCTCCCCACACTCGGTCACCCTCATGCAGTTGCGCTTCACTTCGTTTACTGTGACCAGCTTACGACGGGACTCGCACCCGTAAGAACGCGCCCATGCTGGGCGCACCCAAGATCGAGACGGCTTCCCCCGCCGGTGACGCCGTGAGAAAGGGCCTATATGGCGTCTCACGGTTCGCCGAGTTGCTGGCGTCGCTGGGCTATCAGGCTCAGGACGCCAGCTACGAAGCGCAATATGAGGGCGACAATTCGCCGCTACCGGCTCAGATGCGCGCATGGCTGGCCGCCGGCGCGGACATCCTCAAGGCCATGACCGAAGAGGAGACGAACGAACTGCTGGCATCGCTGGCGCCGCCCGATCCTGCCCCGGTTGTCGAAGTGGTTGCCCTGGCCGACACCGCCAAGGGTGACGACCCTATCGAGAAGAAGGGCGCGAAGTTCTCAGCGGCCACCAAGGGCAAGCTCGCCCAAGCTCATGACCACATCCAGAAGGCCGCGGATTGCATGAAAGACAGCGGCTACGACGACGCCGGAAAGTCCGACGGCGCTGTTGCGGATGAGGACACCGTCGCCAAGGTTGCCGGGTTGACGGATGAAGTCGCCAAGGTAAGCGCAGAGCGCGACGGCTTCAAGGATCAAGTTGCAAAGCTCGAAAGCGAAGCCAAGGAACACCAGGCCGCGCTTGACGAGATCGTCAAGACAATGACGGCAAAAGGCTACCTCATGCAGCCGGAAAAGGGCAAAGAGGGAGACGTGTCAAAAGCGGCGGGTGCTGAGGCCGAACCCACAGACCCCTTGGACTCGATTAAGAAAGTGTTCGCGTCCGGGCCAACCATTCACACCCGCGCCTAACAGCGAGGGAAACCAGCCGTAGGAGGCTACGCACCATGAATATGCAAGAAACGCTGGACCTCGTTAAGAAGTCCCTCACCGAAAACAGTACCGATGTGGTGAGCAAGGCTTTCACTCAGGCCACCGGCCTTGTAGGCTACGATCTGCAAGCGCCCGCGCTGGCCCTCTACCCGTTTGTCGCCGCAATGACCATGCTGCGCAATGACATTCCCCGCGTGGGCGGCGGTGGAGATACCGCTACGCGCTGGAAGGCGATCACCGGCATCAACGTTGGAAACACCCACCCCGGCGTTTCGGAATCGAACCGCGGTGCGCTGACTTCGACCTCTACGGCCAGCTATACCGCCGCGTATGTCGGCCTCGGGCTGGAAGACTACGTTTCGTTCGAAGCGGATTATGCCGCTCAGAACTTCGACGACCCCAAGGCCCGCGCAACCCTCGGCTTGCTCCGCTCCCTGATGATTCAGGAAGAGGGGATGCTGCTCGGCGGAAACGCCAGCCTGGCGCTCGGCACCACTCCTACCCCGTCGCTCTCTGCCTCCGGAAGCGGCGCAACCCTGCCGGCCTTGACCTACGGCGTTATCTGCGTTGCGCTGACCCACCAGGGCAACAGCCGGTCTAGCTTGGCGAATGGCGTTATTGGCCAGATCACCAAGACCAACACGGACGGTAGCAGCGACACCATCAACGGCGGCGCGGCTCAGAAGTCGGCAGAGGCTACCCAGGCCGTCACCCTCGGGCAGACGCTATTCTGCTCTGTGGCTCCAGTTGAGGGCGCGGTTGCCTACGCGTGGTTCATCGGCGCGGCTGGCGCTGAGCATCTGGAGTTCATTACCTCAATCAACAGCCTGGCGGTTACCGCTCCTCTGAACGGAACCCGCCAGCTTGCCTCCGCCCTCACCGCAGCCGACTACTCGAAGGATGCCGTCTACAACTACGACGGTATGCTCTCCTTCGCCAAGGTTGCCAACAACGCAATCAGCGTTGCCTTGGCCACCGGCACAGCCGGCACCGGTACTGGGCTGACCGCAGACGGCGCGGGCGGCGTGCAGGAAATCAATAACCTCCTGCAGAATATGTTCGACACCAGCCGCATCGGGCCTTCCGATCTGCTGGTTTCGAGCGCCGGAATCCGCACCATCAACAAGCTCTGCATCGGCAACGGCGGCGCGCCCCTCTTCCGGTTCGTTATGGACGACAAGGGCGGAGTCTCCGGGCTGGCTGCTGGCGCCACCATCGGTTCGTACCTCAACCCGATCACCAACACTCTGATTCGCGTCAGGGTTCACCCGAATATGCCCGCCGGTACGATTCTCGGCTACTGCCGCGAAATTCCGTACCCGCTGAATGGCGTCGGCAACGTGTTCCAGGTGAAGACGCGCAAGGAGTACTACAGCCTCCAGTGGCCTTTCAAGAGCCGCAAGTTCGAGTACGGCGTGTACGCGGACGAAGTTCTCCAGCACTACGCGCCGTTCTCGCTGCTCAAGCTCTACAACGTCGCCAACGCCTAAGCGAAGGCTCAACCGTGGGGCATGGCAGGGCGCTTAGTCCTCCATGCCCCTCTTCACAAAGCACACGAACCAAGTCAGAGGACACCATGAAGCTCTATCACAAAGACGGCGGCGGGTGCAGTTGGGGCGGGGAAACCTTCACGCCCGATGCAGACGGCGCGGTTGACGTTCCGAATGAAGCGATAGCCGATCTGGCTAGCCATGGCTTCACCACTACAGCACCAGCGCCCGCGGTTGTAGCAGAATCCGCGCCGACGCCCACCGGCAACCCGGCGAAATGGACTAAGGAAGTTCTGACGGCCGAGGCGGTACGCCTGGGCTTGGATGCGACTCAGGACCGGCCCGCGCTGGTAAAGGAAGTGGCCGCGGCCCGCAAGGCTGAGGCAGACGAAGCGTACACGGAAGCGGAAGCAGTTTAATCCATGGCTGACCCCGGCGATCTGACGACACTTACAAACGTGAAGCTATACCTCGGCCTCGCGGCGACGACAGCAGACGTCAAGCTGGCGTACATGATTACCGCTGTCAGCGCATGGATCAAAAGCAACCTCAACCGTGACATCCTCTCGGCTTCTTACACCGAAAAGCTGAGCGGGACCGGCGGCGCACAGATCATGACCGCCAACTACCCGGTTACGGCCATCACTCAAGTACTCGTGGACGGCGTAGACGTGACAGCTAACGCCGTCTGCGATGGCCGGCGGACTATCAGCCTCATTCCGCCTACCGGCGGCGCGCCATTGGCCGGTTGCTCACGGTTCAATCGCGGGGTTATGAACGTCGTCCTCAACTATACCGCCGGGTTTACCAAGATTCCGTTTGACCTTGAGCATGTGGCTTGTCGCATCGTCGCCTGGGGATACAAAGAGGCAGACCGCATCGGCCAAGTGAGCAAGAGTTTAGGCGGCGCGGAGACGGTTTCCTTCTCGCAACTCTCCATCCCGGCCTGGGCGCTCGACAGCCTCAAGAACTGGAAGAAGGTCGTCGGATGAGCGAGGGCTTGATTGTCGGACAGATCGTCGGTTCGGAGCTTGTTCAAGCCAAGCTGGCCGCCATCGGCAAGGACCGCCAAAAGCGCGTCGGGTTGAGTGTGCATCGGCTTGGCTTGAACCTGCTGGCGCGGGTGAAGGACTTCTATCTCTCCGGGGAATCTCTCAACGTGCGCTCTGGCCGTTTGCGCCGGTCCACAAACGAAAAATTCACCGAGGATGGGACGAACTTTAGCAGCAGCGTTGGCACGAACGTACCCTATGGCCGTTATTGGGAACTTGGCTTTGACCGCAAGGTTGGCGCTGGCGCCAGGGGTGGGCCCAGGTCTATGAGCGATCTTGCCGCGGCTAAGTATGCGGCAAAACACCCGCCGGGAACGAAGCACTACGACGCTCGGCCATTCCTCACGCCAGCTCTTGCGGATATGAAGGACGAAATCCGCGCCACGCTGGCAAGCGCACTCGGAGGTACAGCCTAATGGCTCTCAACCGTGAGGCAATCTTTGTCGCGCTCAACGCCCGCCTGGCCGCCGTCGCCGGCTTCGCTGGGCCATGCTCTCGCCAGTGGGTAAGCTACGCCGACACGCCGCCCGAGATGCAGCCCGCGCTATTCCTGGCAACGGGTGACGAACAGGCAGGCGGTGACCGCCGGCAGCCTACCGTCTGGACATTGCGCCCCAAGCTGGTGCTGTACACCCGGCATGATGCAGACCCGACGGCAGCGCCGAGTACCTTGCAAAACCAACTCATCACCGCTCTTGAGGCCGCCATGGAAATGACGCCGGGAGAAGCTGCACAACTGGGGCCGTTCGCCAATGACGGGCAAGCGCCGCATACAACGCTGGGCGGCCTTGTATCGTCTTGCCGGATATTCGGAACCATCGTCAAGGATGAGGGACTTTTTCAAACCCAGGGCATCGCAGAGATTCCCCTGGAGATTGTAACGACCGCCTAAAGGAGGGCGGTATCAATGGCCGACACGGATGAAACCACCAAGGTAACCCAAGCTGCAAAGACTCTTGCTGATGCCCCGGCTATCTATGCCGAGGATGCAGCCCAAACCGTCAAGGTGGACGCCGAAAAGGAAACGGCGGCCTGGGAGAAGGAAGTCGAGACGTGGTTTAACGATCTCCGCCAGAACCTCACGGCGCTGGATACCGAGATCCACAACAAGCTCTTTGCGGCCAAGGAAGAACTCAAGGCCCGCCTGACCGCCATCCTCTAACCCTTCAACCGGGCGGCCTTCGGTGAAGCCGGGGGCCACGCCAGAAAGCGAGTACCACCGTGGCTCAGTACAACTTCGGCGTCGGCCAACTGTTCATCGTCCCGCCCGGCGCAAATCCTACCCCTGTCAACGTCGGCACCCTGAAGGACATCTCCATCGACATCAGCCGCGATGTGAAGGAGCTTGTCGGCTCGTATGCCTTCCCCGAGGATGTTGCGCTCGGTAAGGGCAAAATCACCGGCAAGGCGAAGTCTGGCCGCATTCAGGCTGGGCTCATCGCTGCCATTCTGGCCGGTTCGACCACCAGCACCGGGCAGACCGCCGCGGCCAACAACGAAATCAGCAACATCCCCAGCACCCCGTACCAGGTCACGGCCCTCAACGGCGCAACCTTCGTGCAGGATGGCGGCGTGTATGACTACACCGCTGGCAAGTGGCTGTCTGTTGTCGCCAGCGCCCCGGCTACCGGCCAGTACAGCGTCACGGCGTTGGGCGTCTACACCTTCGCCGCTGCCAACACCACGCACCAGGTGGGCTTGTATTACACCTACACCATGGTCACCGGCAACAACATCGATCTGAACAACGTTCTGATGGGGCAGGCCACCATCTTCCAGTTGAACGCCTTCAATACCTATGGCGGCAAGCAGTTCGGTTACAAGCTGTGGGCGGTCGTCTTCCCGAAACTGTCACTGGCGGGCAAGCAGGACGATTACACCGAAGTCGATCTGGAATTCCAGGCCTTCACCGACACAAACAACAACGTCATCAACGTCTACACCAACTCCTAACCCGGATGCGCCGTTCGAGAGGGCGGCGCGTTCCCATCTCAGCCATGGAGGCCGAAAGCATGAGCACCGTCACGATTCAAGGCACCGAGTACGATCTTCAACCCTTCACCGCTGGGCAGTTGCGTCACCAGGCGTCTGCCAAGCTGGCAGCTATCGACGAAATCAACGGCCAGCTTCAGGCCGGCACAATCTCGCCCATGAAGGCCATGCCTGAGATGGTTGGTCACTGCTGCGATCTGGTTCACCTTTCGCTGTCGAACAAGTACCCCAATCTGACCCTCGAAGCGGTCGAGACGATGCCTTTTGCGGAGATCCAGAAAGCCGTCGAAGGCGTTGCGGAGGTCACCGGCCTCAAGGGGGAAGGCGCGCCCCAGAAGGTGAAGCGGAGCCGCTGAACTGGGGCGAACTGTACGGGCTCATCATCACCGCAACCACCTGGACGGCGCGCATTGTCGATGCAACTCCATGGCCGGACATTTTGGACCTTCTGGATTATTGGAAGGTCTGCCCGCCGGTTCACATCATGGTCAAGGCGTACTTGTGTGGCGGCAAAGACGAAAAAGCAACCAGCACGATGACCGAGGATGACGCTTTAGCCACACTTGAGGCTGGCATCGTCGGATTCTAGGAGGCGGCATGGCAGACGACGGGGGCGAGATCAGTGTAAAAATCACAGCCCAAATAGACGGGCTGATGGATGGGCTGAACAACGCCACCAGCGGGGTTAAGGACTCCACGGCGAAGATGGCCGCGTCCTTTGCTCCCCTGACCGCCGCCTCTGCCTCCTCGTTCGACAGCATGGCTGGGCAGTCAAAGGAAGCCGCCGAAAGCATGGAGGGTGACTTCAGTAAGACCGAGGCCCGCCACGCTGCCCACATGCTCGGCATGAACCGCGCTGTCGGTGGCTTCGTCGCCACGCTCCCCGGCGTCGGTCAGGCTCTGTCGATGGCCTTCGCTCCCTTGGCCATCATGGAGATGATCGAATGGATTGCCAAGGGCGTCGAAAAACTGATGGAGTTCCGCGAGGAATCCGGCAAGCTCGCCGCAACCGAAAAAGAAGCGGGAATCGAGAGCAATCGCTCGTTCAACTCCCTAAACGACAAGCTCCTGGAGGCACAGGAAAAGACGGCGGAGCTTGCCGGGAACCAGATGGAGGCGCTCCGTATCAAGCTGGAGCTAATTGACCACGCCTCCATGAATGAGCTTTTCGAGCAGTTTGAATCCCTTTCCAAAATCGCCAACTCGGTTTTTGATGGCATGGCGGTACATTGGTTTCAGTTTGGTAGTGGCGCGGCGGGGCAGAAAGCGTCTCTTGAATCCTTCCGACTTGAATATGAGGGGCTTCAGACAGACGTAAATAAGCAGGGCGAGGCGCACGATTTGCTGACCGCGAAGCTCAGCCGTGAGTCGGAAATTTTCGCAAACCTTCAAAAAGCGCAGGACGCTTTTTCTGGCGCGGGGTCGAAAAGCGCGGGGGCTTATAACGAGTTTGAGCAGGCAAAAACGGCACTTTTAGCCAAGAATGTAACACTCGAAAATGGCTCTGTTGAATCGCTGAATCGGCAGGTAAACGCACAGCGCGAGCTTCTCAACATCCTCCAGAAATATGCCGCCGACACGAAAACTGTAAAAACTGAGCACGATGCGCGCTCCGGCAACGCAAGAACCGAGGCGGCAAAGAAAGACAGCAAGGAAGACAAAGACCCGTCGTCCGAGCAGATGGCCGCGCTCAAGGAAAACCTCGATGCGCAGAAGGCCTTAAAGGAGAACTGGTTTACGTGGAGCACCCAGCGCGAAATCGAATATTGGCAGACGATGGCCACCATCGGCGGCTTGGGGGCGAAAGCCCTCGCCGATATTCAAAACGAGATCGACAAACTCACCCGCAAGGGAGCCGAGGAAGGCGAGAAGGCCTCCGAGCAAGGCTTTGAGCGCAAATACAGTGCAGCCGCAAAGGGTAGTGCGGAGCGCGTCCAATTGGCTACCAATGAGGTTGCTCGTCTCAGGGCCGTCTACAACGGCATGGGGCCGGAGTATGCAGCCGCACAGGCCAAGATGACCGAGGCAACCAAAGAGCAGGGGGCGCAGCGGCGCGCAGACGGGGCGCGGGCTATCGACGAAAGCCTGGCTCTCCAGAATGCGGCGGCGGCAAAGACGGTCCAACTGGCGCGGGATGATGCGGCGGCGGGAATCATCACCAAACAACAGCTTTTACAGGCGGAACATGCCTATATTGCCGCTGTTCTGAGCGATGAAGAGCGGGCAATCCAGATCAAGAAAATTCTCTACGCGGGCGATGCTGAGGAGTTTGCGAAGCTGATGAAGCTCAAAACCGCCGAAGAAACAAGGGCGGCGGCGGAATCGGCCGTGATTGACAAAAAGGAGGCGGCAGACCATCTGAAAACCGCTCAGACTTGGGTCAACGGCCTGACCTCCGGTTTCAGTTCTGGGATCTCCGGGATGATTAAGGGAACCCAGAGTTTCGGGCAAGCCTTCAAGTCCATCATGGGGTCAGCCATGGACTTCGTTATTCAGCAGATGGTCAAAATGCTGGCAAGGCACCTCTCTGTCGAAGTCGCCAAGACCACCGCAACAACGGCGCAGACCGGGGTTCGCACGGGCGTACAGACGGCGGCTGATGCAAAGACGATGGCCAGCGACACAGTGACAGGGGCGCACCATGTAGCCGTCGAGGGCGCGAAGACCGGGTCTACCCTTGCCGGGTCTGCCACTCGTGTTGCAACCGAAATATGGGCATCCCTGAAAACCATGGCTCTCAAGCTCGCTGAGGGCATCAAGTGGATTGCCATTGAGGGCTGGAAGGCGGCGGCATCAGCCTGGGCATCTATCAGCGCCATTCCCGTCGTGGGTCCGTTCCTTGCGCCCGCTGTTGCGGCTGGCGTTGTGGCTTCTGTAATCGCTCTCGGGATGCACATGTCCTCAGCGGCCGGCGGCTGGGATAACGTCCCGTCTGACCAGATTGCACAGATCCACAAAAGCGAGATGATCCTACCGGCCAGCATCGCCAACCCGTTGCGTAGCGCCATAGCGGGCGGGGGGATCGGAGGGAATGGCGGCGGGGGCGACACGCACCTCCATATCCACGGTGGAGTTGATTCAAAGGCATTCTTCCAGCAGAACCAAGGGAACATCATGGCGGCTATCAAAGAGGCGGCGAAGAACCGGCGGGGCTAGACGAGCAGCTATTTTAAGGCTAGTCGCTTCCCGCTCAACCGCGCCAGTATTGTGGGCGGCAAGTTCCACACCCGCAGTGTGTCAGTGTCAGGTATTTTCTCGTATGGGGAGTATTCGATGACGACGTATCCCCCGTTATCCCGAACGGCACGAAGGAACTCTATAGGCTGAGTAAAGAATAGAGAGTCCGACCCCTCTCCCCTTGAAACCGAAAAGCGTTTCGGCGTTGAAGAGTTGAACTTTACTCGGACTGAAGTCTGATCCTCAAAGATGTTGCCTTTTAATTTCAAATACACTTCGCACCTGGTTTTGCAGCGGACCACAAGGGTTGTATTTCCGCCGTACGTCATTGCAAACTCGGTACTTCTGTTGGTTTCCATCGCGTTCTTATCAACACTGTATTCCCAAGCACTGTTCTGGGCAAACGTCAAACTAGCAGAAAAAATCAGCAACACAACAGCAGCGAACGCTTTCATGGTCGTACTCCTTACACCCCTACTTCACAGCACAACCCGCCAGCGCGTCAACCTTTCGCCTCAGTTTCGCGCACAAAACACCAACCCATACAACAAGATGCAACCCATACCGCATTTGCAAAAAGCGGGCGTTTTGGCGCAAAATGACCCCATGCCACCCAAATACGCGGTTACTAGAAGCCGCCTGATGGCCCGCGAAAAAGAACTTCTCAGAGAGCTCGAAGACGTGCGAACCTCGATTGCTGCTTGCCTTCAGGCTATGGAGTGCCCAGCGTCCCTAATCAAGGAGTTCAAAGAGGAAAGGCGCATTACCTCTGACCGTTCTGCAAGTGCAAGGACGCTCCGATTGCGCGATGCGCGCCTGGGAAGCCACGACCCAGAAGACCCCGACCGCAAGCCCAACTAAACCGCCCTAATCTCCATAGTCTTGCCCAGCGCCTTGAGCGCGCCGGCGATCCCGTCGATCTTCGACGCGTGGCGCCAGTCCACGAGCCGGTTGACTTCCTGCCGGGTGACCTTCATGCGCCGCGCCAGTTCTGCCGGTCTGACCTTCTGTGTTGCCATTTCGTTCAAGAGCAGGATCTTCGCCGCGTAGCTGGCTGGCAGTTCAACTACGTGCTGGCCGCGCTTGAGTTTGGAGGGCGCGGGGATCGTAAGGCCCTCCTCGATGTAGTAATCCAAGGCCGATTCCAGAACGTCGGCGGCGTGGTGTAGAGCATCTTCAACGTCTTCGCCCTGGGTGATTGCCTCGGGAATATCGGGGAAGGTGACGACGTACCCGCCTTCCTTCTGTGGTTCGAGATGTGCTGGATAGCGCAACATGAATCCTCCTATTTCAACCCTAGCTGTTTTTTGATGCCTTCGACCAGGCCGGTCTTGAGTTCTTTGGAGTGCATCGGCAGGAAGGATGTTTTGCCGTTCAGTTTCACCTTCAGATGGGAGCCTTTCGCGCCCTCGAATGTTGCCCCCTGTGCTGTCAGCCACCGCTTGAACTCGCTGCTCTTCATGTATCTAATGTAATCATTATTGCTTACAAAGTCAAGAGGAAATGTAAACAAAATTGCGACTTTCTCGATTTCTCATTTCAGAGCCTCCGGGGCCGGCTTTTTGCCCCGATTCGGCTCTATACTGTGTCTGAAATGCAACAGTATGTAGCTTTTGTTCGACGCGGAACACCCGAGGACGGCGCATGAGCAGCTTGCTTTTCCCATCGACGTTGAAGGGCCTGGACATCGAGGTTGACCGCACATCGCAGTTCTCGACGATGATCCAGACGAGCGCCAGCGGTAAAGAGCAACGGGCTACCTTCTGGACCGTCCCGCGGTGGACTTATGAATGGACGTTGAACTTCGTGCGCCAAGCCGGTTTCAGCGCCAAGACGCTCTCCGATGAGCTACTGCAGCTTGCCAGTTTCTTCAACACCATGCGCGGGGCTTGGGATTCCTTCTATTTCATCGACCCAGTGAACGGAAGCCCAACAGCCTGCCCGTTCGGCACTGGCACCGGCGCGCAGACCGTCTTCCAACTGGTCGACAACGAGGGTTATTCGGCGGGAATCATCCAGTCCGCGGCGATCTACGTCAACGGCGTCTTGCAGACTTCCGGCGTGAGCTACAACGCAACAACCGGCGTGGTGACCTTCACGACTGCCCCGGCCAACGGCCTCCCGATCACCTGGACTGGCCAGTTCGCCCGCATCTGCCGGTTTGACGACGACACCATGACCTTCAAGCGCTTCATGCAACTGGCCTGGGACGGCGGAACGGTCAAGGTGATAACGCTCAAATGAAGTACGCCACTCCAGCACTCATCGCGTATCTGGCAACCGGCGGCGTCTTCACCATGGCCGACTGCTACACGATCACGCTCCAACCGGGCGGAATCTACCGCTGGACGAATGCGGACATTCCTCTGACCTTGAATAGCCTCCTGTTCACTTCATCACTGGACAATGGGGGTCAACCGCTCGTGAAGCGCGGGGCTATCCGCAACGCCAGGGGCACCGAAGTAGACACGCTGGACTTGACGCTGCTGTGCGGCGGCTCCGCTCAACTCATGGGAACGAATATGAGCCTCGCGGCCATCAACGGCGCATTTGACGCGGCCAGGGTGCGGGTGGAGCGCGTTTTATCCGCGTACCCCGGCGATACGTCCATGGGTTCCGTCGTCCTGTTTGAGGGCAACTGCGCGGGCGTTGATCCGTCCTCGACTCAGGTTGTCTTGCACGTCAAGTCAGATCTCGAGCTTTTGCAGTACCAGATGCCCCGGATTCTCTTTCAGCCGGGTTGCGCGAACTGCTTTGGTGATAGCGGCTGCGGAATCAGCTTGCCGAGCCTCACGGTTGCCGGAACGGTTGGGGCGGCCCCGTCAGCCTCCAGCCTTCCAACGACGATTACAGGCTCCTACGCTCTCGGGGTCGTGGTTATGACGAGCGGGGTAACATCCGGCTCGCGTCGGACGGTAAGCCAACTCTCAGGCGGAGCCATCACCTTTACCGTTCCGCTACCCGCTACGCCCTCGGCGGGTGACACCTTCACCATCTACCCCGGTTGCGCCCGCACAGCGGCGGCTTGCGCGGCCTATAACAACTCGAACAACTATCAGGGCTTCCCCTACGTGCCAGAAACGAGCACCAGCCTATGACCGCGCTTGATGAGATGTTGCAGCGTGAGGCCGTCGTCGAGGAGGCCCGGTCTTGGGTTGGGACTCCATACCATCACCATGCGCGCATCAAGGGCGCTGGTGTGGATTGCGGCATGATCCTTGCTGAGGTTTACGAGCGCGCCGGGGTTCTTCCCCACGTTGATCCTGGCGAATATGTTGCCGACTGGTTTCTCCATCAAGACGAGCCGGTTTACCTCAATATCGTTGAGCAGTTCGCGGCCAAGATCGACGGCCCGGCTCAACCGGGCGACATCGCAATGTTCCAGTTCGGGCGCAACCCGGCGCATGGAGCCATCGTCGTTGAATGGCCGGCCATCATTCACAGCTTCAAACAGGCTGGCATGGTGATTCTCGACGACGCCGTTTCAAATTGTGACCTTGCCGATCGGTTCGTAGGCATCTGGTCGCCCTGGGCGAAAGCGAGGCCCGAATGAGCGGCTTAATGGGAGGCGGGTCTTCGAACGCGCAAACACCGGTCAAGCTGGCGTCTGTTCAGGTTTCGACCTCGATGTACGGCAAGCCCAAGGCGCTCGTCTACGGCTGCACGCTGGTTGCCAGTAACATGATCGACTGGGCTGGCTTCACCTCTCAGGCGACAACGTCGGGCGGCAAGGGCGGCGGCGGCGTGACCGGCTATAACTACTGGTCTGACTTGATTCTTGCCCTCTGTGAGGGTGGCGCCAGCGGAATAGTCGGGGTTCAGCGGGTTTGGCAAAATAAGGACTGCTACACGCTGGCCTATTACGGCCTCTCGCTCATGACCGGCGCAAGGCCGCAAGCGCCCTGGGGGCCATGGCTGAGTAAATGGCCCAGCCGGGCGCTCGGTTATAGCGGAACGGCTTATATTGCCGGCCTTCAAGTTGCCCTTGGCTCCGATGGTGCACCGCCGAACTATAACTTTGAGGTCCAGGCTCTCCTCGGAACCGAGGCAGACCCGAATTGGCCGGGGTCGTATGACGCCAAGCCCTCGGCCGTCGTGTTCGACGTGCTCACGAATCCCTACTACGGGGCGACATTCCTAGCGGCGCGCATCGCGGACATGGTGACAGGCGCGGCCAGCTTCCAAACCTATTGCACCGCCTGTGGCTTTGCTATCAGCCCGGCTTTCACTGACCAGAGCGATGCGGCAACCTGCATCCAGCAGATCCTTGACGCGACTAATTCTGAGATCGTCTGGTCAGCCGGTACGACGGGGATGCAACTCAAGATCGTTCCCTATGGCGACACGCCCATTACCGCCAACGGCGTTACCTACACACCGAATACCACGCCGCTCTACAACTTGACCTTTGACGACTTCCTGGGGGTCATAGGCAAGGACGGGAAGCCAACCGGCAACGATCCTATCAGCACTCAGCGGTCAAGTACGCAGGACATCAAGAACGATGTGCCGGTGGAATGGTGGGACCGGACGAACAGCTACAACGTGAGCGTTACTGACAGTCCAGAACCTTCAGACGTGTCTCTGAATGGCCTTAAACAGGATTCTCCGCTCACCCTGCATCTCATCACGCGGGCCGCTCATGCGCAGCAAATCAGCGCGATTAAGGCACAGCTGAACGTCTTTGTCCGCAATACCTACACGTTCAAGGTGGGCTGGAAGTACATTCTGCTCGAACCGATGGATCTGGTGACCCTGACGGACGCCATTTCCGGCCTGTCGTTGAGAATTGTACGCATCATCTCAGTAGATATGCCCGACGAGACGAGCGAGGAAGACGGCCTCACAATTACGGCCGAGGACTGGCCCTTTGGGGTCGGGACCGCCGCGCTCTACGCGACACAGACCTCTGCAGGGACCATCCCGAATACCGACCCAGGGAACGCCAACGCGCCGACGATATTCCAAGTTCCGGCGCAGTACTCGGGTGGAGATAATCAGCTTGCCCTCGCGACTTCTGGTGGTTCTAACTGGGGGGGCTGCTACGTGTGGATGTCCGAGGATGGAGCAAGCTATGGTACTCAGCCAATCGGGAAGATTGGCAGCGCGGCGCGCCACGGCACATTAACCGCCGCGTTGCCAGCCGGCAATCCATCGGACACGGTGAACACTCTCAGCGTGCAACTAGCCGATAGCACGCTCCAACTTCAAAGCGTCTCGGCTGCATCGCTTACCGATCTCCTTACGCTGTGCTGGGTAGATTCTGAGCTTATCGCGTTCCAGACAGCGACGCTCACTGGAACCGGGAAGTACAACCTGACGAACCTCATCCGCGGGTGCTACGGTACGCCGATCTCTGCGCACGCGTCCGGCGCAAGCTTCGTGCGCTTTGACGATGCGTGCCTGACTGTTGACCTGGCGCCGACGCGTATCGGGACGCTCTACTTCAAACTCCAGAGCTACAACCTACTGGGCGGCGGCGTTCAGAACATTTCGAACTTGACCGCCTATAGCTGCACCATCGCTTCAAACGCCTCGCTGAATAGCCCCGTGAGTAACCTGACGACGGTTTACCGTGACAACCGCCTATGGTTGCATTGGGACGCCATGACTGCGGGCATCTCCTACGAGGTTCGCATCGGCAGCGCATGGGCCTCGGCTTCAGTCTGCGGCATCGTCTCGACAAATGAAATGCTGGCCAGCGGCGACGGAACTTACTGGGTTGCGCCTCGGCTTGGCACATCAGACGGCCCGGCGACTGGGCTTGCAGTGTCCGGTACCGGGCTTGTCGCCAATGTTGTCGCCACGCGAAACGAGTCGGGCGGCGGATGGTCAGGGACAAAGACCGGCGGGGTCGCCATCGTTTCCGGTCTGCTGGAGTTATCCGGCGGGTCACTCTCCGGCTTCTATCAATGCCCGGCGGGGAACATCGTTGACATCGGCACAGCCCAGGCTTGCGGGGTGACTTTCACGCTTTCAGCCGCGGGAAGCCGCAGCACGATCATTTTTGACAACATTGCCAATGTCGACACATTTGACAACGTGGACGGTGACGCGACGGGTCTAGCTACCGTGAAGCCGATGATCTCCGTGGCGGGGAATAACGGAGTCTTCGGGCCTTGGCAAGCCCTAGTGCCGGGCGTCTACTTTGGCCGGATATTCCAAGTGGGCCTCCAGTTCACGAGCACAGACCCAACAGCGATGCCGTTCGCCGCCGCCTTCTCTTGGACTGTCGATATGCCCGACAGAATTCAACGGTTCACGAGCCTATCGGTTGGTACGGGCGGCGTAACGGCCACATTCAGTCCAGCCTTCCAGATCCAGCCGAACATTCAGACCACTATCCACAACGCGCAAGCCGGGGACATCTGGATTCGTGACAGCATCTCGGCGTCTAGCGTCACCGGACACATCAGCAACGGCGGCGTGAACGTCGCCCGAACCATCGACCTAATCGCACAGGGGTATTGATATGAGCGTTGTTCCTTCCATCGCAGCGGGCGTCTCGGGCCTCACAATGCGCACCTGCGTCAACTCTGCCTTTGCCCAGATTTACAGCGATATGCAGGGCCAAGGCGCTACCGCCTTCACAACGGGCGGCGCTGCCCCTGCGTTCACCTTGACTCCCGCACCGGCGCTCACGGCCTACGCCGTCAACCAGCGGTTCAGCGTGACCTTCAATGCCGCCGGAACGACAGGCTCAAACACGTTGAACGTCTCCGGCCTCGGGGCCATAAGCCTCATGCAGTACGTGAACGGCGCGAAAGTCGCCGCTCGCGTAGTCAGCGGTATGGTCAGCGATGTTTTTTACGACGGCACAAACTTCGTGCTTCTCAATCCTGTAGTGAGCGGGGCTTCTACTGTCGGTGCTTTTCGCAACCTCGCCCTGTCCGCAACCGGGTCCAGCTATGCCGTGAGCGTATCCGCCGACGAGCTCGTGCTGGAAGACGCGAACAACAACTACTTCACGGCTCGGAGCGTGGCCGCTTCGATCTCTGTCAGCGCCAGCAAAGCAAACGGCCTCGACACCGGCTCTGCGGCGACTTCCACCTGGTACAGCGTATGGCTGATCTATAACGGCTCAACAGTCTCCGGACTTGTCTCGCTCTCCTCAACCTCGCCGACTTTGCCGAGCGGCTATACATTCAAGGCCCGTGTCGGCTGGATTCGCACCGGCCCATCTACGGCCTATCCCCTTGCCTTCCAGCAGTACGGACGACGGGTGCAGTACAAGGTCGGCGGTGGAAACCTCTCAGCCATGCCTGTTATGGCCTCTGGCTCTGCGGGCAGCGCGACTACCCCCTCGTGGTCCTATGTGTACCTGTCCAGTTTCGTACCTTCCACTGCGGTGGCGGTTACCGCTTCCGCATACGTGAGCAACAACGGTGGCCAGGTGATCTTCGCCCCGAACGGGAGCTACGGCGGGTCGTCAAGTTCAACCAATCCACCGCCCGTGATGATCCAGTCTAGTTCGCTCTACGAGAACATTCTTTTCTCGCTCGGGCTTGAATCGCTCTATCTCTATTACGCCAGCAACAACAGTGCGCTTGTGCTCTCCTGCCTCGGGTGGGAAGACAACCTCTAAGGAGAAACCATGTTCGCATACTCAAACAGCGGTCAAAGCATGAGAGCTATCGACACCGGCATGGAAGAGGCCGGGGAAACCGTCTTCGATCATTACGCAACCGACGCCGAGCTCGCCGCGGCGTTCCCTGCTTACGTTCCTATCGCAACGCTTGCAGCGCAGGCAGCGCTCAAAGCCCAAGCGCGGCAATTGCTCTCCGCCTCCGACGTACAGGTCGCGCGCAGCTACGAGTCGGGAATTGTCTTGCCTGACACGTGGAAGACTTACAGGGCCGCGCTCCGCGTCATTGTATCCACCGGCGCGGGCACGATCCCGGCGCTGCCGGCGTGGCCAAGCTGATACAGGGGCCAATGCGTGATTTTGTCATTTCGCAGCCTTTGGACAGCTAAAAACGGCTTGGAATTGACAGAGAATGTAGACGTTAGTTCGCCGGCGGAGGCAGCATGAACGCAGAAACAACCGCATGGATCATCGCTTTAACCGGGGTGGTTGGCATCCTCTCGGGACTCATCGGTCAGGCGCTCTATTGGGGGATTTTTAAGGGTTCCATTGAGGCGCGTACGCAGGCGGCCGAGGGACAAATCAAGGAACTCGACACGAGCCGCAAGGAGATGTGGACGGCCATCAACAACCACGGCGAACGGCTGGCAACACTCGAAGCGCAGAAAGCAAGAGGGTAATTCAAATGTGGAAGTACGAGCAGAAGACAGGCGACGTTACAAACCCGTCGGGCGCGCTCGTCGGTTGCGGTTATAGCGGCAACGGCGACGGCCTCAATAATCCAAGCGCGGAGCAAGAGGAAGGTGTCGGGCCTATCCCGGTTGGGCAGTACACCATCGGGAGGTTCTTCGACGACCCTGAAAAGGGTCCGATCGTAGCCCACTTGTCACCCTGCTCAAACACGAATACTTGGGGCCGTTCCGGCTTCATGGTTCACGGTGACAACCCCAAACTCAATCACTCAGCCTCCCATGGCTGCATCATTCTGTCCCACGTCCTGCGCGAAATGCTCATGGCGTCTAACGACAGGCTTTTGGAGGTGACCGCGTGACGCTATCAAAGACAGCGGGATACGTAATAGGGGCCATTCTATTCCTCTCTCTAGCCCTGGGCAGCTATGAATGGCTGCAAGAGCGCGATGCGCGAGTGAGGGCCGAGGCGACACAGACGGCTCAGGATCAGGTAATCAAGACGAGCCAGGCGGCCATCACTCAGGCCAAGGCTGACCAAGCGCAGACGGCAGCCAACCTGCAAGCGCAACTGGCCGCCATCGCGAACCAGAGGACCATCGTTGTTACGCCTCAACAGGCCGTGGCAGCCATCCCGGCCATTGTGCCGAATCTCCCGCAGCCCGTCACGGTGCAAACGACACCAGCCACGGCCACAGCCCCGGCAACACAGCAGATTGTCGTACCCCAGGCTGACATTCCGGCTTTTCAGGCGTACAAGCTCAACTGTGACGAATCGAACGCCCGGCTGCTGGCTTGCTCAAAAGATGCAATCGACTTTAAGGCGGAACTAGCGGCGACTGAAAACAAGTACGAGGCAGAGCAGATCACCGCTGCATCCTGGGAAGCATCGGCCGAGGGCGGAACTTGGATCCACCGGACGCTCACGGCTGCAAAGTGGATTGCTATCGGCGCGGGCGTCGGGTACGCGTCGGGAAAGTTGGCGAAATGAAGGGCTTTATCGCAACCTTGAATACCGTGAGCGAGAACGTTTGGGCCGTCCTCATCATTCTGGCCGGCGCGGGCGTCGGCATTGCCGCTCTACGGTTCCACGATCTACTCGGCGTCGCTCAAGCCATCGTCGCCGCCGGGTGCATGGCCTTCAAGGGCCATAACGGAAGCGGCCCGCCGGCAGAGTAGCCAGCGGGCCGGGTGCGAGAAGGGGCGGGGCTTAGGCTCCGCCTTTCTTTTTGAGATTCTTGCGGTTCTTGGGGCAGACCGGCCAGTGCTTCCGGACCTCAGCCGCGCCGAACAGCTTCCCGCAATGCTTACAGGGGTGCATGACCTTGGGCCGATTCGCGGCCATGGCGCGACGCCGTCGGCCAGCCTCAGCGATGATTACCTCATCGGGAACGGCGGACAAGTCCCACTTGCTGATGTCGATTGGCCGTTTCGGCAAGCGCGGCCCCTTTCGTGCTCTCAGGCTTCTCACTATACCAAAGCGGGTCACCGGTTCACCGCCGGAAACTCCTTGCCGCGCTTGCCTTCCTTGCGCCAGAACTTCGCCCATGCCAGCGGTTCGCGCCAGTTGGATGCGCTCGTGACGTGACGCGGCGCGCCCGGCCCCCAATGCCCCACCGGTCCAAGCATGTGCCGATCATCCCGCGTTTTCGCGTAGCAGTTCGCGCACCCGGGACTGACTTTGGTACAGCCGATCCACGGATTGAACGTGTGGTCTGTCCATTCGATTCCTGTTGTCTTCCCCATGAAGCTCCTCTTTCCCGTTCGGTTAGGCGATAAGGTTCTGGATTAGCCCAGTACCGTCAGCGCAACAAGCAGCGCCGCTCCAAGCAAAATGACGCGGGCTATCGTCCAAAATGAATCCTTCATCGTTTCCTCCAATCTTCGGTTGATCCTCACGGTCAAGTACCCCGGCAAGCGATAGAAGCGCCTGGGATGCACAGGCCGGGCAGCCGTGCGGGTCGTTTCCGATATTCCGGCAGTCCTCGCACAGGTAGGCGCGGTCAAGGGGCATATAGATGGCGTTCGCGGCGGTCACAGGGCCGCCTCTCTCGCGTATTGCTCCAGCTTTCGATAAAGGCTTGTCTTCCCGATGCCCAACGCTTCTGCGGCGGCGTGCTTATTGCGGCAGACAGCAACCGCGTGGAGAATCGCCGCCCGCTCCAAGGTTTCGAGAGGTACGATGCCTATGGGCGCGCCGATAAATGCCGCGACCCGGCCCCTGATTTCTCCAACCTCATTCAGCAACTGCATTGCGCGGCCTGACTGAAATCGAATGATCTCGCTCTGGATCTGGTCGAGCCGTTGGTTAAGTTGGGTGAGATTCATGCAGCGTCCCTCTTTCTCTCGTTGTGGGTTGGGAGTATGGCGTAGAACTTCGTGCCGGTGAGGTCGCTCGTTGAGGATTGGCTGCGCGGATACAGGGCGCGGGCGCATATCGGACACGGAACCATAAGTCGGCCGTCTTTGTCGTCGATGGAGTCGATGTCGTCGATCTCAACCGTGAGGCAAGAACCGGCGCATGGGTTTACAGCTTTACCTCGCGGCATGGTGTTCCTTCCACCGGGAAGATTCCCGCCCCGGCTCCGGGTTTGAGCTACGCTGTGAGGGCGGCGTGGGCCTTGAGGTTGATGGAACTGCCGGCGCGCTCACCGGCCCGGTAACCGTCACGATTCAGGCCGCCGGTAGCAAGGCCGCGGGCTTGGCCGGTAGTGGTGTTCTTTTCCCAGGCGGCCAGCGCCACATCCTTGCGGAGAACCATGGCGGTTGACGCCTCGGACTGCGCGGAGAGATAGAGCCGATCTTTGGTTAGCCGGGTGGAGATAGCCAGCGCGAAGCCGATGAAGAAGGACTTGCGCCATTTGCGCGCCCACTCGTCACGCTCGGCAACCTGCCAAGAGTAGCGATCCCTTCCTTTAGCCGCTTCGCCGAAAGGGTTGCTCGTGCGCGCCTTGCGGGCCTCAGTGTCACAGATCGACTTGCCAGAGGCCGCCAAATACCCGAACAGTGCGATGGCCGCTTGGCGGTCACTGGTGCGCCCTGCAAAAACCTGCCTTGACGATCCGAGTATGACGTATGACCGGCAAAAGCAGGATGCGGCGGTAGCCTCGGCCAACATCTCCTGCCACTGTGAACGCTGGCGGGTCTTGAGAATGTCAATCCGCTCCTCGTCTATCGGTTCGTCGCGCTCCTGTTCCTCAATTTCGAGGTCCGTCATGCTGAGGTTGTACTTGAAAAGCATCTCTTGGACTTTGGCGGCGAACGCCTCGGCCTCTTGCAGGTTGCCGATGGTCCGGGCGCTCTGTTCCATGGCAATCAATTTGGTCAACTTGTCGGTTACGCTAGCCACGTCCATGCTCCTGGCCGGGTTCACCCGTCGGCCCTCCGGGGTTGCAGTGGTTCTCCGCCGCCTGGCCGGTTGCTTATCGGACTCATGGCTCAATGCGCTGCCCTAAGCCGGCCCTACACCTTGCCGCTGGCGGCGGCGGAAACTTGCCCGGCTACTTGACCGGGGTGAACTTTACGAAGTCGCTGTACCGGGGATGCGTCAAGGTCACCTTGTAGCGGCGGCCCTCGATCTCTACCAGCGCGCCGGCATTGACCGTGATTGCCTTGGCGCGTTCGGCGTCCTCGTGGGCGTAGAAGGATGGAGAATTGCAGATCACCGTCGCCTGTTTGTTGGCCCATGCGACCTCATGGCCCCTTTCCACGGCGCGCTTAAAGGCGATGGCTGGATCTTCTTGGTACTTGCGGGCGTAACCCTCAACGCTGCCCACGATTGAATATTGCGGACCCTCTACCGAGTCCGTGACGATCATCTGGCCGTCCACGAGGGTCATTGGAACCGGTCGGCCGATCTGAGCCATCAACCACTTGGCGCGGTTGATGGCTTGGCGGGCCTCTTCATTCCGGCCACGCTCGATCAACTCTTGTGAATCGCTGAGGATCGACACGGCCACTATGGCGATTGAGGGTGCCGTCGCCGTCTTGTCGATCATGCTTTCCAGTGTTGCAAGCGGGCATCCGAACCTCTTGGCAAATCTCATGTTCTGTTCCTGCTCGTTCATGCTGCTCTCCATTCCTTACAAGTTCAGATTATCATGTTAGTCTAAGATGTCAATAGTCAGAATGAACTATTCTCAACCTCTGTGATGGCTGTCACAGACGGGCGTTTTGTCCACGCCCGCCTGTCTTCCGGACGCTATCCGATTGTTATGAGCTTGGTTGAAACGCCGGTTCCGCTGGCCTTGAAGGAGCCATCAGGGAGGTCTTCGCAGCTTGCTCCAACATCCTCCAGCCAGCCGCGGAAGTCGATGCTCTTGCGATCCTGCCGGAACTCAAAGCTAGGGGCCATGACCGATACCAGGACGCCGCCGGGCTTAAGGAGCGTGTAGGCTTCGCGAACGTGGTCAATGTCCTGCTGGCGTTCAAAGGGAGGGTTCATTATTACCCGGTCATAGACGGCTTGACCCATGACGTCCGTCACGTCGAAGCCGATCAGAGCGTATCCCTTGAGTTTCAGAATCTCGCGCAGCCGTCCGTTTGGTTCGATGCAGTGAACCGCCACGCCCGCCTGAGCGGCCCGGACGGCGTCGGCTATGTTGCCACTCCCCGCCGATGGCTCAAGGACCAATAGGCCCGGTTCCAGGCGCGCCCGGCGCAACATTACGTCAACCACTGCCGGCGGCGTCGGGAAGAATCCGGGGATGTTCGACAGGGCAATCTCGGCCGCAAGCTCCTCGATCTTCCGGAGCCGGTCACGTTCGGCGCGCAGAGAAGATGGGAGGTCGATCAATTCTTGCAGCATCCGGGCGGCTGGCGTCTTATCTGCGAAGTCGTCGCTCTCGATGCAGGAATAGTAACCGCCCTTGGAGCCATCGGTGCACTTGCGCACCATGCCGGCCACCTCGGCTTTGGTTCTCAGGCCCGCCAGCGAGTCGGGGATGCTTCCGGCCTCGTGAGCATCGGCGAGAGCTTGAAGGGCGCGCTGTGTGCGCTCCAGATTGCAGCAGTCGATCATCCGGCTTTGGAGTTCGCGATTGCGCTTCGGGGTTGGGTTCTGAGACATGGGACGGCCCGCGTGTTCGATCTGCGAATCTAGGGCGGCGGCCCATGCGCGAAAGCGGGTGACCAACTTGGAGTCGCCCAGGGTGGGCCTGTCAAGGGTTGCGGTTGCCATGCGCTTACAGCCTTTCGGCCCGGATCACGCCGGGCCACGGTTGCCTACTTGGTTACTTCTCAGCGGGGCCGGTAACTACTGCGCGGATTGCGCCGTCGATGGATACGCCGTTTGCGCTGTTGGCTGCGAGGTTCACGATTGCATTGACCATCTTCCAGTCGATGTAAATGTCTACGGCGACCTTCTGACCGTCTGAGCCGATGGCCTTGAGGCCGCGGTAAGAGGGCTTCGCAACCTTGGGGGCTGGCGCGGGCTTGGCGGCCTTCACCGGCTCGGGGGTGGGCTCAACCGCTGGCGCCACCGGGGCCGGGGCGTAGTTGCGGGCATCGTGCCGGGTATCGTGCACGATCACGCCGCCTTCGCCGTAGACCGTATAGACTTTGACCTTGTCGTAGCTCATGGCCCCGATGGCCTCATCTATC